ATTATAAGGAGATTGGTGTAGTAGGTTATTAGCTCTTCATTGGTCATGTTATGACGATCCTAGAAGCGGCGTTGACAAATCTATTACGGGGGCTAGTGGTAGCTACGATTTCAGTAAAGGTCACGTTATCATCAGACAACAAAACAGCCGTAACCCGATAATTTGGATTTATAGTCCTAACATATCCCGAGATTATGTCATTGACAGCATCATTCCCAAGTTCCCAAAATACGTTATTTACAATTTGATTTTTAATAAACGTGGAGTCAACCGTACCTCCAGGAAGGGATAGAGTAAAATGAATCCACAAATTGACGTTGTTAGGAATGTCCCATTTAGCTGTAAAAAATCTCCCCAGTGTTCTGGGAATATCATAAGTTTCTGACCCTCTCATTCCGCAACCTAGAGAACGCTTTGCATAAATTACTTGAGCAATTTGAGAAGGGGTTCCGCCATCAACAATGGCCCACATAGTGTGGGCAGGTGTTCCAAAAGCATCGGTGGTATCTTCTGGGTTATCTACCACTAGGGCTTGAATAACACCCGGTAGGGCAGCTAGGGCACCTTCCACACTGTCGTCCAGTCCCACCGAAGAGTTAGCCGTCGATTTTCTTCTTCGTATTTTTAACTCGGTGTCAGTTTCCTCATTCGACCCCTGAACCGTGGCAGGGTTTGGGTTATTGATCGAGACAACACCGGCAATGATAGTTGAGGCGGTAGTGACAGAGCTTGCCGGTATTATTACAGCCCCGATAGATGCGGCCCGGAAAGCATAAGTGTAGGTTCCGGCACTGGCAGGAGCTTGACTTTCCAAAAGATAATAAAGGTTTCCTGCGTTATCTTTTCCAGTGTACAGATTTGGAATATTCGGGTTAAGTGTATCGGCTTGGGAATCGAGTCCCACAAGGGACAGTGCACGGTCTACAACTATTTCAACATCCACTGTTGAATAGGTTCCAGCGTTTCTCTTTATATTGTTTATAGCTACCCGCTGATCGAGAATTGTACCCTCGGCTTGGTCAGGGTCAAAATCAGCATTGATAAGTGCCAAAAGTTCCCTAAGGTCAATCCCTTCTTGAGCTAGGATATTAACAATTTGACCATCTGGGGAGTTGGGGTCAAGGTTTATGTCCGCACCATAGACAGTCTGAAAAGCTACTGTGAGTTCGTCAATGAGTTCGGTTAATGTTTTAGTTTCAAGTCCGTTGACCCCGATGGTATCTGACATCTTTAACCTTCCTCATTTATCAAAAATGTACCGTAAATAGTAGCGACCTCGGCTTGTATTGATAAAGACCTGTCTGTCAATACAGAGCTATAGGAATCGATTCTTAGAACTCCAAAGGATTGTAGAATGGTTCTTAATATGTCCCTATCTAAGAAATTCTTTGTTCCAATATCTAAGAAACTGTTACAATCTGGTCCACTATTAAGATTGAAAAAACAGTTCCCTTTCCACTCTTTAATCCTAGTCTTTACGTTTAGTTTCAAAGCTTCCAAGTCTTTGGAAAAATCTTGAATTCCTTTTCCAAATGTCCAATCTCCGGTAGGGGTAAGTGATCTAATAATCATTTCTAGTTACTCCCTAAAAGTTGATTGAACTCAGCTTTTTTTGCGTCAAAGTCGTCTTTAACTGATACCAGATTTGCTATCGTTGTCGGATCTAGTGTTTGAGTTGTAGCTGAACCAACAGTAACAAGATTTTTAACTGTATCTGTAAGAGTATCAAGCAATGAAAACAGGCCGTCTATTAGAACAGACATTTTTTTAGCGTTGTTTTCAAAATCCATTTTCAAAGCACCACTAAAAAATCTAGGGTCCCCTGTCAACGGCAAAGGTGAAATTTTAGTGTTTATCCCTACTAGCGCGAATCCGTCGGAAAGGGAATGTTTTCTCTTGGTGTTTGGTGCAACTTCGTTTCCAGTGGTCCACCATATATCAATATCCCTATCAGAAAAAAGTACTAAACAATAGTCACCTTTCTTAATAGGCAATTCAAGGAAAGCTCCGGAACCTTGCAAAACAAAAATCGGACAATCTACTAGAACAGGATAACTCAATATTTGATTATTGTCAATGGTAGCTTTGAATACAATTTCCACGGTACAAGAGCCAGAAGATAGGTCAATCGATGCAATTTTACCGGGCTTGATACAATTAATACCAGAGAAGATTTCAGATTTGAGCAAGTCAAAATTGGTGCTCTCATCGGGAGGGGCTTTTGAAATATTCATGATACAGGCGTAAACGCCCCGGCTCCTGCGTATAGATTTAAACTAGTAGTCAATTCACCGTTAACTGATTCCGAAATAATTCCAGAATGACGAAGACCTATACACTTATACTGTCCATTGTAGATGGGATAATTACTTTTAACTTCTGTCAAAATACCTATCCTGGCTTGTGGTAAAAACATCATTTGAATGTCTAAGAAAGTGTCCCGTCTTTCTGGAGTTTTAAGCAACTGGTCAGAGTCCAATACCACCACGGTCGAGTCGTCTATCTCATTATCACCCAGGATATTTAGCTTCTCTCCGTCTATGTAATACTGTCCCGGGAACTGTTCGTCTAGGAAATCCTTAGTAGCACCAAAAGCGACCACCCCTCGTCTGTTTTCACCTAATGTGGGTTGTCCAAAAAGTCCGGCTGCTATGTTAGGCATGGAAGAAACCGCACTGTTAACTAAGTCTTTCTTACTAGCACCAGAAGAAAAACTTTGACTAACAAATCCATTTTGTAATCCAAAAAGACCGTCATAAGCATTTATTTTAGTCTTCCAATCTGGACCGCTTTTGGTGCTAAAAGCTTCCATAATGTTCCCTAGAAACAAGGTGAAAAGATTATTCCCCTCATATCCGGCTCTTAATTGCATCTGCCAATATTGAGTCAAGTTATATCTGTCTTTGAACAGCCAATTCCTTGTATTTGATCCTAAATTGGTTATAGTCAAATAAGTTTCATTAGTTGACGCTAGGGTGTTTCTTGTTACCTCTAATTCCAAAGTGAAGGGGGGCTTAATTGTCCTTTGTTCATGAGAAGGGTTCTGAATAATAAGCTCGTAAGTTCTCCCTAGATTCAAGGTGTTCCTACCATGTAAGCTGAGTCTATCATGTCCATTTCTTGTTGGTTCAGAACATTGAACTTCACCCGACCAGTGAAAAAATCGTTTATTAAAATAGGTTCACTTCCATCATCGACTTGTATATTTACCCCGAAGGGAAGTATGTTAGAAAATTGTTCAAGTAAATTTGGAACACTGCAAACCTTTATACCCTTGATTATTTTAGTTTTCCACGCCACGTCAAGAAACCAGTAACTAACACGGGGACGAAAAATCAAACGAAAAAAGGCATTAGTTCCGTCAGGTAAAGGTACCTGGAAATTTTGGTAATTTTGCGCAGATAGTCCATCGATTACAATCATTATTGTCCGCCTAAAAGTTTGCCAATTGCATTGGGTGTTTTGTACAAAGTGGAAACTAATTCCTCTTTTCCTTTTACTGGTCCGTTGTCAGTAGGCGTGGCAGACTGTACCTCGTTTGGCTGTTTAAACAGAGCTTGGTTAAAAGAGGTGAACGTCAAATCTGAAGACCTGAATTCTTTTAAAGTTATGGACAAATCAGATATGTCATTAGATTTTTCGTCCTGATCGAAGCTAATGGATTCTATTACCATGGAAGGATAATATTGCCAAGGTGTTTGTACTGTAACTATAGTTTTGTTATTGCGAAGCGTTGAAAGTTTCTTGAACGCCTTGACTTGCTTCCCTTCTGGATTGACATTTCCCGAAAGGTAACCTACAACGTTTTGAGATTGTTGAATTTTTTGGTCAATGGTATTTATTACAACATCCGCTTTAGTTACAACCGTTCCAATTTGCTGCACAAATCCGGGTGTATAGCTTCCCAAATACCCCGTAACTTGGGACAGTTTTACATTAAGGTCTCGAATAATCCCGGCCAATCCTCCAGCTTTTTTGTAAACCAACTCCCCAACGAAACCCCTAAGAGTTATTTTTACGGGCTTGTTTACAATGTGATCATTTATAAAACTGTTATTTTCTGTATAGTGGTCTGTTATATCAGAGGTTAGGGTGACATTCTCTCCAGAAGGTAAATCAAATTCAAAACCCGAAATTCCCCTAGCATTGGCAGGTGTTACAATGGTTGAGTTAAATCCATCTATGTATTTCCTAGCATCAGTTAACCCTTGTGATACATTAGGAAGAATATTTATTGACGCCATTAGTCTACCCTAGCCCCTGTTCGGTTGGCCTGTACTTTATTGTTTACTTGGTCTAACTTGCGTTGCATTTCCAAGGCGGCTTCCTTTGAATCAGGGTATCCCGTAACGTTCACATTGTTAGTGTTGTTTACTGTAGTAGGGCTACCGCCTGTAGGTTTTCCGAATCCAAGCATACTCCCTATGCCACTAAAAAAATCCCCTGCACCTTTCAAAATTTCTTGGTCTGTTAGATGTAAATCAGTAATAGCTTTGTTGGCTTTCATAGACCAATTACCGGATAGAAAATCTTTTAATACCTCAAATGAACCTACCAGGGCTTTAATGATATCGCCAAAAATACCCCATTTTTTCATAGCAGCATCAAGTCCCTTGAAATCTCCTATTGTTATCGACTTAATCGCATCCGCTAGAGTTTTGAGTATACCTAAAAATCCGTCAAGCATCTTTTTAAATTCAGGGTTTGCTTTAGCAAACTCACCAAAAAGGCTTTTTCCGCCTTTTGAATACACATACAAATCTTCCATGACCAGAATTAAAGCTAGTATCCCGGCAGTAATTAGGCCGATGGGGGATAAAAGTAGTGTACTATTAAGAAGTACAAAAACTCCGACGAGTGCAAAGATAGCATTTTTCCACCCTATCGTCTTTGTAATGATATCCCCAAACATGGTAGATACTCTCACAATGGCAGTAATGAAGCTAGAGACAACATCAAAGGCCACTTTGAATCCTTTGATAATACCTTCCTTATTTTCCTTGATCCAATTTATAAAAAGCTTTGTTATTCTAGTAATTTCCGGGGCAAGTTTTACAGCTATTAATGACCTAATCCAATCAATAGCCTTGCCCGCCGTGTTCAAGGTTGCATTGGCTTGAGAAAGAGTATTGATAGCTGACTTTGGAATAACAAAGGCGTTAGACTTCATTTCCTCAAACTGTGAATTGGTCAACTCTAGTACCTGGATAAGTTGACTAGAAATTCCCATTTGAGACAGGACAGTCTTTTTCATGGCAGGAGCTAAGCCCTCAGTTTTAGCCTTTAGTTGTTCCAAAATCTGGAAAGGGTCTTGGTCTGGGTCAATCCCTAAAAGTTGGAAACCTGAAATATTTCCTTGACCAAGTTTAATTTTTTGCCTGTTGTCGGCA